GAATCTTGACTTTGTTATGCGACCCGCACCGGGCGTGGAAGTGGAGGCGGGTATTGCAAAAATCAATGATGCACTAGCATGGGATGATACGGAACCAATGACAGAGAAGAATAGACCCAAACTCTTTGTATCTGACAGGTGCGATAATTTTATTACCTCGATGCTTGAGTATACGGGGAGTTCCCGCCAGGAGCATTTTAAGGATTTTGTGGATACTATCAGATATTTAATGGTCAGCGGACCTGACTATATTGGTGGTGGAAGCCTGATGTGTACAGGTGGCGGGGGATATTGACTTGCCATGTCAACTACAAATGGGTACATTATGCTACGCATATGCAGTCTGCCGCCGATGACGAATTACTTTATGTCAGTAAAGAGCCTGATGTCGACTATCTTGCGGAAACCTACCGCAGGACACAGTCGGAGTTGGGCGAATGGTTAGACCGTAGACAGCGCGATTACGATGTAAGAAATTGTTTATGGGCAGGAAAGTCCGATGATTTCAAGAAGCATTCCCATCTAAGCCAAACCGGAGAGGTATTCCCCTGGGATGGTGCGAGTGATCAAGAGATCCGCATGGTGGATAATCAGATAAACAAGTGCGTGGCTATGACTACAAATGCGGTAAGATCCGCACATATCGTGGCTACCCCTGTGGAATCAGGTGATGTTGAGCGTGCTAATGTAATATCCATGTTCCTTCGTTGGTTAATGAACTCCAAGATGGAGGAGTTTTACGATCAATTGGAACTAGGATTGAACCACTTTTTCGAGAAGGGCCTGATGGTCCACTATGTTTATTGGGACTCCAAGGAACTTAAACAGCAACAAACCATCCGCCTGGATGAGATCGCACAGGCACTTCCACAGATCGCACAAGTGATTCAGGATGGAAGTATGGATGAGGAGTTATCTGCCGCGTTAAAAGACCAATTTAAAGTATCCAAGTCCAAAGCAAAAGCTATGCTTCGCGAACTTCGCAAGGATGGCACTACCACAGTACCCGTTACCCGCCAGGTCGTAAATCGACCCCGCATCAAAGCATTGGCACCTGACGAGGATGTTATTTGGCCTAACTACACAATTGATCCGCAGGAGGCACCATATTGCTTTCATGTATTGCATATGACACCGGAGCAGTTGGAATCCAAGGTTAGCTCCGAAGGATGGGATGCCGAGTTTGTGGAGAAGGCGAAGCATTTAGCCAAACATACACAGGCAGACAATAGTCTTTACAATGTGCGTCAGGAAGATGCGATTATTCGTGATGACGATGAGACTATTAGAATAGTGTACTGTTATCAAAGACTGCTTGATGAGGATGGAGTTCCCGGTATCTACTGCACAATCTTACATCCCGATATTCCTGAGTTGTATGCCAAGCATGAACTTATGGATTACGCTCATGGTAAGTATCCATTCGTGGTTACGAAATATGAGAATGTAAGCAAGAGACTTTACTCATCCCGCTCAATCCCTGAAGTGGGAGAACCTCTTCAGCAGGTAGCCAAGATTGAAAGTGATGCACTAGTTGACCGTCAATCATTAGCAACTTTGCCCCCGCTTGAACACCCTCTCGGAAGGCCCCCCACGAAGTATGGTCCGGGGGTTCGTATCCCGTATCGTACACCTGGTGAGATCCGTTGGGCAAACACACCCCCATTTGATGGCGGAAATGTGGAAGTCCGTAGATATATACAGGAATTATTCGACCGTTATATGGGGAATAATGCTCCAGGCGTTGACCCCGTGGAAGCGCAGAACAAACAGCAGGCCATGATCAATAAGGTATTTAACCACCTTAAATATGTGATCGACCAAGTGTGGACGCTGTATCAGCAGTATGGACCCGATGCAGAGTTTTTCCGAGTTACCGGAATGCAGGACATACAGAAGTTTAATAAGGGCAAAGCAGGCGAAAGATTCGACTTTTACTTGCAGTTTGATGTGGCAACCCAAGATCCCGCACAAATGCTTGAGCGCGTAAAAGCGGTTGCCGAGCTTGCCCCTGCACTCGATAGATCAGGCACTCTTGATACCGAGAAGATGCTTCAGATTGCAGTTGGGCAGATCATGCCTGGTGCGTCTGAGAAGATCATGATCCCCAAGGAGACAGCATCGCAGAAAGCGGTGGATGAGGAGAGGCAGACAATTGCAGAGTTAGTGGCAGGAGTACCGCCCAATGTTCGTCCGCAGGATGCACATGAGATGAAGATGCAAGTATTTCAACAATGGTTATCACAGCCTGATATTCAACAGAAGGCACAACAAGATCCGGCCTTGCAGGAGCGTATTCAGAATTATATGCAACAGCGTCAGATGCAGATTCAGCAAAAACAAAACGCTCAGATCGGCAGACTCGGTGCGGCTCCCACGCAATTCGGACAAACCGCTCAAACAGAAGCGGCATAGAAAGGGACATATATTATGCCAATGGTAGGTAAGAAAAAATTCGGTTACGGCACAAAGGGTAAAGCGGCGGCTCAGGCTTATGCGAAGAAGACCGGGAAGAAGATGGTCAAACGCAAGAAGAAATGATCACCTATCGTGGCGAGAAATTTTCTTCATATAATTCTCCGAAGCGAACCCCAGGTAAGTCCAAGAAGTTTGCTGTTCTTGCTAAAGAGGGCGATAAGGTTCGTCTTGTCCGATTCGGTGACCCTAACATGTCTATCAAAAAGAATATACCCGCACGGCGTAAATCCTTCCGAGCAAGACATAAGTGCGATGAAAAGAAGTCTAAATTAACCGCAGGGTATTGGTCTTGCAAGAAATGGTAAGATGCCAAAGGACGCATGTTATAAGAAAGTAAAAGCACGGGTAAAAGTATTTCCATCTGCCCGTGCGTCCCAACAGATTGCGAAGTGTCGCAAATCAAAAGGACAGGTAAAGAAGTCCGCCAAAGGCGCATCCTTAAAAAGATGGAAGGACGAAAAGTGGAAAGATACCCGCACAGGCAAACCATGCGGACAGGGCGGTAAGAACGAATATTGCCGACCCACCAAAAGAGTTTCTAAGAAAACCCCAAAAACAAAAAGCGAAATGTCCAAGAGTCAGCTTGCCCGCAAGAAAGCGGAAAAGCGAAAAGTAGGAATGGGCAGGCGCGTAAAACCCGTGAGAAGAAGAGCATGAGAAGATGTCTCATTTGCAGAAGGAGATCTATTGGATTGTACTGCTCGCGATGTTCTTCATCGAACGAGATGTGATCCTGGACACCATGTTTGCGATCCTAAATATTATTTACGACAATTTTAAATGAGCAAAACGAATCACGAAATTAATCATGAAGATGCAATTAGAGCGCTGTCCGCTCTCAAAAACGACCCCCACTTCAAGCGATATATTGAAATGCGTGAAAGTATGCGTGAAGAAACTATCCGGGCGTTGCAGGCTCCTGAGAGCATTGCGGACACAAACAGACACTTTTACATCACAGGAAAGCTCGAAGCGATAGACGAGGAATTGGACATTTTCTACAAGCTTTAGCTCGTTCCACAGAGATAATACCCTCTGCGCTAGGGGTGGCGCAGGGGGTTTTTTATTGCCATTGTCAAGACAATATACTACATTTTGCTACACTAGGCTACTGCCTTGATTATTATGGAAACATTAACCGAAGAGGTTGTCTCGGAGTCCTCTGAAAATTCCGTGGAAACAGAAACGAAAGCAGACGGGAATGTCTCGATGGCAGAATTTGCGGATCAGTTATTGAAACGCAAGCAAGTTACCGAAACGGAACCGGAAGCTACCACCGAGGAGATGGACGAACCCGCTGAAGAATCTGCGGAGCCTACGGAAGTCGCCGAGGAAACTACCGCCGAAGAAACGGATGAAACAGAAAATGTGCCGTCCCCACAATCTTCGGAAAATGTTCTTTTACAAAAATATGGTATCGACCTGGACAACTTGTCCGAAGAGGAAAGTCGCGAACTCGCAAAATCGCTGAACGCATCTGCGGTTAAACGGTTTGGCAGACTTACCGCTCAGAAGAAAGCACTCCTTGCTGAAAACGCTGAACTGCAAGCGCAAGCCGAGCAGGCACAGCAAACGCAAGAGACTGACACTCCTGGGTTCCTCAAGGATAACGCTCTTCACAATGTGGCTAATGAGCAGGCACTCATGAAAGAAGTCGAGAATCTAAACACTCTAATCGAGTGGGCAGAGGATGGGATGGAAAACGAAACCCAATATGACGATGACGGCAATGAGTATGTGCTAAAGGATGGTGACAAAACTTACACCAAGTCCGAACTGCGGAGAATACGATCCAATGCGAAGAAGATAATTCGCAAGGATGCTCCCGCAAGACAGTCATGGATTAAGGAGCGTCAAGCATCTGATCAGCAAGCCCTACAAACCTTCGAGTTTTTAGGAGACGCGGAGAGTGATGACTACAAGCTCTTCATGCAAGTGAAGAACAACAAGTTGTACAAACCATTGGTGGATCATTTACCAAATTCAAACTTTGCCCTGGCACTCATGGTGGAGGGATTGAATGCGGTAAAGGCACGCCAAGGTGAACAGGCGAAACCCGCCCCCAAGCCAAAAGCACCCGTGGCATCCACGGAGGCAGGAGCGGCAAGGGCAAAGACTCCACAAGCGCAGAAGACGAAGGCTGTGGAGGCGGCATACAAAAAGTACGAACAAACCGGATCTATGGCGGACTATCAATCTTATCTAAAACTTAAAAGGAATTAATAAAAAATGGCATCTACAAAAACTTATTCAGTAGCCGGAAACAGGGAAGACCTCAGCGATATCGTCACCTTGTTAGAACCCGAATCCACTCCATTGGTATCAATGGCTAAGAAAGCAAACGCAACAGGTACATTCTTTGAATGGCAGACCGATGACTTATCAGAGGTTTCATTTTCCGGAGTACTCGAGGGCGAGGACGCATCATCTTTTGATGACAAAGCCGCTAACCGCGCTAAGCTTGGAAACTTTGTACAAAAGCTTCGCAGAACTTACGCAGTTTCCGACCTTCAGGAAATCGTTGATACAGCCGGAGTTGCAAGCGAGTACGCAAATGCCGAAAGCAAAGCTGTTCGCGAACTTAAAAGAGATCTTGAATCTGCTGTTTGTTCCGCACAAGACCGTGATGCTGACGATGGAACCAATCCATACAAAACTCGCGGTATGCTCAAATGGTTAGGAGTCGGTGGTCAGCCTGCTGATGTCCCTGCTGCATTCCAAAATGTCGCTAATGACACAACCGGAACTCAGACTGAGACTACTTTCAATAATGTACTCCAAGAGCTTTACGAAGCCAATGGAATGCCTGGTGGACAACTCACCTTGATTGCGGGTCCTGGACTGAAACGCGAAATCTCAAACTTCGCTCGTCAGGAAGGTACTACAACATCCTTAGCATTCTCTGTAACTCAGCCTGCTGAAAGTAAGAAGATCAGTCTTACAGTTTCAGTATACGAGGGAGATTACGGGGTTGTGAATATTCTGCCATCCGTGTTCGTTAACCGGACATCCGGAAGTGCTACTATCGATGCAGACGCAGGACTTCTTATCGATCCTGAGTATGTAGGTATCCACATGCTTAAAGCTGAGTCTACATCTGAGCTTGAGAATCGTGGCGGAGGTCGCAGAGGTTTTGCGGATCTCGTAGCTGGCCTTGCCTGCTATAGCCCAAAAGCACACGGTTACTTCAACTAATCGGGTTTTTAACGGAGGGGGGTTCGCGATGCGGACCTCCCTCTAACCTTTACTAAAAATGGCGGAAATATTCTTACCAAGTTGGAAAAGCGGAAACGGATCGCAGTTTATGAAGAACCTCGACCGTTATTTGCGTTACGAAGTGGACATGGAAAAATCACAACTCGCAATGCGTGAAGCACAATGTCGCAAAGAGAACCGCGAGATGGGTTCCGCCAAGATGGAAGGGCTTGGACAACTAAAAGCATCCATCCCTGCCCGCGATTATTTTCGTTGGCATCAATTTAAGCCAGGATGTTGGGGCGATAAGAGCTTTATCAAAGAGTACCTTCGCGACAACCCATCCTTCAAGGCTGAGTCCTTAACCAAGAAATCCTTTAGCGGACCAAGTTTTAAAGCGGCATGAGAGAAGTAGCGGTCAGTACAATGCTCACCAACCTGAAGCACCTGGTGGGCGTGGACTCGTTACTTACAACAGAACAGAATGCGGCAATCCGTAGCTTCAACCGCTTTGGACGGTTGGCATGGGAACGCACAAGATGGCCCGATACTGTACGCTTGGAACAAAAGACACCTGATAATCAGGTACGCAATGTATCCGTAGGCACAGGAGGCACAGGATATACATCCGCCCCAACCGTTAGCTTTAGCGGGGGAGGGGGAAGCGGAGCCACCGCCACAGCGACAATAGACTCCAATGGATCAGTAAACGGAGTGGCAGTCACCGCAGGAGGAACAGGTTACACATCTGCCCCCACGGTATCCTTTTCAGGAGGAGGCGGGAGCGGAGCAGAAGCAGTATCCACAATCATGAATGTGATTGATTTTAATACGGATATTGGCGAAGTCCTCCGCATCTCAAACAATGATCCATACGATACAGGATTTACGGATGAGGTAGCATTTCGCGTGGAGTATGCGAATAGTGGGTATGGTAAGGTTGTACTTACAAATCGCAGTAGCACGAAGCCCATCTTCTTACTATTCCGCGCTCCCTATATTGACTACACATCTAGCAGTACGGACTTCCCTTATGTGTTTTCCGAGTATGCCACATACGGAGCATACGGAGACTTCTTAAATTCAGACGGGCAAACAGACAAAGCCCAGGTCGCTTTTCAGCAGGCCGAATCACTTCTTTCTATGGAGCATGACAAGTTGGAGCGCCAACAGGGTCAGCAGAACTTTATACAATTCGTAACTTACGGAACAACATACCAAACCAATATTTAATCATGGCTAACGAATACAGAGGATTAGGACTAAACGGAGGAAAGTATATCTCAGACACTTCCGCGCATACAGGAAACTTTTTTTGCATTGTGGCGACTGAGGATACAGTTATCGACAGCATTACGAGTAATGTGGAGAACCTAAGTGATATTACCGCGTCCCAGGACAATACCACACTATCCGCAAACACCGCGATCTACGGAGGCATAACCGGAATCACTCTGAGTAGCGGTGCGGTAATCGCCTATAATGTATAATGTTTGCGATTGATCTATCATTAAGCGCGGGGAGACCCTCTACTGCAAGCGGAGTGCCTCCCTCTTTCGGCGGCCCCGATGGCGTTATTCAGACAGAGGCGCAAGATTTCTTACAGGTAGAGGCCGGGCAATTTTTAGCATTCGACTAGGAGATAAAACAAAATGGCAAATAAGAAGATATCATCACTCGGTTCATTGGGCGGAACACCCGATGTGGCGGACATCATTCCGATCACCGATGTCTCGGACACCACGGGATCGGTAAATGGTACTACGAAAAAAGTAACGGTAGCCAACCTGGTAGCCGCCGCTCCCCAAGGCGATCTAGTCGCAAGTAATAATCTTAGCGATGTGGCGAGTGCAGGAACTGCCCGCACAAACCTAGGACTCGGCACAGCGGCTACCACAGCAAGTTCCGACTACGCAACTGCGGCACAGGGAGCATTAGCAGATAGTGCTACTCAGCCTGGTGATCTTGGTACAGCGGCATCGCAAGATGTAGGGACTTCGGCAAGCAATGTGGTTCAATTGGACGGAACTGCCAAGCTACCTGCGGTAGACGGATCGCAATTAACGAATTTACCTAGCGGATCAGTCGATGGTACACAGGTTACCTCCACAGGCGAAACAGGTGCTACTAAATTCTTGCGGGAAGACGGAGATGGAACCTGCTCGTTTCAGACAGTTCCAATTACAGACGAAAATTTACGAGGCACAGACAATCCACATATCGGAGCGTTTCCCAATCAATCGTTAAAGGTTATAGATAATCCCTCTCAATCCCTCATGGTTATCACCGATGCGGATGGCAACTTGGAGTTTTTAACGAAGGATGGTGCAAATGTTTTTGTTAATACACCTTCATCCCGGCTCGCATTGGCTAAAGGGTTTAGTATTCAATCTGACGGCACAGAGCCTGATATAGAGGCGGTCGATACAGATGGCACTACTTACTCAGTAATCAGCGGAGATACCGACACCAAAGGAGCCAACGGGCTTCCAATCAGACAAGGTTTTAACTTTCCCGATATTGGGGCTAATCCATCACCACTTTTAATTTCAGGTGGTTCAATCTCTTAAATAAATAAAAAATGAGTAATTCTTCAGTACAAGCAAAATATCCTAATGCAATATGGTTCGACTCTGCCCATTCGGGAACCGAGTCAGGAACATTCGCAGAACCTTACAACACAATCGCAGAGGCATTAGCCGCTGTCAGTAATGATGGGCAAATAGCGGTGAAAGATGGGACACATAGTGTAGGTGAAATAGAATTTACTACAACAGGTTTAACTATTGTAGGTGCTTCTACTGCCGCTATTTTACGGAATACATCAACAGGTAATTCCATTGATTGTAATGCAACTACAGGTACTTTTCGATTAGAGACTATAAAAGTCGTAAATGATTCTACAAGTTTTGGACTTGGTGTCATCGCTTGCGAATCAGATATGGTTATCGATGGATGCATAATTGACTCGGGTGTAAATGTAGCCACATCACGGGGTTTTCTTGCGAATAACAGCAATAATAAAACATTCACTATAGAAAATTCTATAATAATTTTTGGGAGTGGATCAGGATATACTACTTCTTTGACGAGACAGGGAAGCACTCCATCTACTCTTAATGTTAGAAGTTCAACTCTGCTGATGAATGCAAACTCTGCTGATGTGGGATTATCTTCTAGTGGGGCAGGTGAGTTTAAAAATTCTATACTTATAGGAAAGTCTACTTATGCCGTAACAATCGGATCATGGAGTCCATCTGTTATAAAAAACTGCTGTCTTAATGATACAGCGTATACTACAGGGAGTCCATTGAGTGGTGCTACGGATTTTTTATATGAGACAGACCCACAATTCGTAGACTCTTCGACAGGCGATTACCGCCTTCGTCCATCCTCTCCTTGTATCGGTGCTGGAACAGCAAGCTAAGTAGTCATGGCACTCAATAAATTGCACAAGAAGGACTTTACCATTGCGATCAAACATGGATCAGATTCGGGCGCGGTAAAGTTTAAGAAGGAAGCGACAAAGGGAGAACTATTCTTTGACACCGCAGACAGCAAGCTGTACATCGCACTTACCGATGCGGGTGCTTCTGATGCTACTGTTGTGAGCGTCACTCTTAGCTAAGTTTGACCCTGACGCGAATCCTTAATGGCAACCGAGGTCGGAGATAATGTTCAGGTTAAAGCAAACCTCGCATTCATGGCGAAAGTTATCGCCATTGTTGGCACCGCTGTTTGGGGCTACTCCGTCATTTGGAACAAAATTAACGAACTCGATAATAGCCTGGGGCGAGTGCAACACGAAGGCACTTTGCTTGGCGATTTATCTGCTCGCATGATGCACCTGGAGAAGTTCGCAGAGCAGGCAAAAGCGGATCTCGATCATTTGGTGGAGATGCAGGACGCGCCAATCACCTCCGACTATCAGCAGTTTGAGCGCTTAAAGTATATAGAAAAGGAGTTGGACAGGCTTCGCGACAAGGTGGAGAAGTGAGATGGGTGAAATCTTGCTTATGTTACTTACAGGGGGCGGTAGTACAGCTATGGGTGCTATCCTCAAGGGCGGGTTTGGAATGTTATTTGAGGCTCGCCGCCAAAAGCACGAACTCGAAGTGGCAAGAGAAAGTCGTGCAAATGAAAATTTTCTTAAGCTCCAAGCTCAGTTGGCTGAAGGAGGTAATAATGAGTTCAGGGATTTTTCTCGCCGTATTATTGCTTTTATGGGCATTGGCACTCTTTGCCTTTGCGTCCTGCTCTGTACCCTCTTTCCGCAAGCCGAATTTCTTTCAATCACCAACGCAAACGGAGAGGGAAGAACGGAGTTCCTCTTCGGACTCTTCTCATGGCCTGCAAGCCAAGACCCCATCACACTCAGTAGTGGACACCTTTCGTACATGGGGCAAACGGCCCTTATGGGAATCCTCGGCTTTTATTTCGGGCCATCACCTAATAGACGATGATTGATCGAGCCGCAGTTACCGGAGTGAGTGGCACATTAGCTACTTTTGGATTATCGACATTAGATTCTTTATTCGGGTGTATCGCAGGAGCGATCACAATTGTATACATGTCAATTAAGGTTTGGCAGGAATTAAGGAAGCGTAAGTAATGGCTAGGTACGAACCAATAGGCAGAATGGATGATCCTATTCTCACCGATGGGGATCGTGGATTTCGTGGCATTGATAGTTACCTGGAGCCTACTACTTTACAGGGCGGTACTGTTGAAACATCGCAGAATATGCGACTAGACGGAGATATTGCATCTGTACGCAAAGGCATAGAATTTAAAGCAGGCGGGGTATCCCTTACTTATTCCGCAGGCACAGAGGAAGTATTTGCATCCACCTTATTTTCCGACCCGGTAACAGGAACAGAGTTTATTGCCTGTGCCACAAAGGATAAGGTAATCCTATGGAATGATCAGAATAATAGCGGTATCGATATCGCATATCCTGGCGGTCAAACGGTAGCAAGCGGGGATAATGCTAGCTTCGTGCAGGCGATGGAGAAACTAATCCTGTTTCGTGGCACCGGTAAAGATCCGCTCGAATGGGATGGCGATTACACGACCCCCACTGCATTTACGCTCAAGAATAATGCAACCCCCACAGCGGGCAGAGTGGAATGTCCGAGTACAAACTTTGGCACCTTCTTTGCAAACAGACTGATCGTACCACAGCCAAGTGATTCGCAGTATACCGTAATCATGTCCGACCTCCTGGATACGGATAACTTTTATCCCGCAGAATCGCAGTTCCGTATCAATCGTGGAACTGCTGATTTTCTAGTGGGATTTACTCCATACCTGGAGAATCAATTACTCGTATTTTTCCGCAACTCGATCCACATGATAAACAATGTGGCAATATCCTCTGCGGCAGGAGTCTTTGAGATTACCCGCCAACGCGGATGCGTGGCCCGCAAGAGTATAGCCGCAAGTGGACCACAGATATACTTCTTATCCGATGATGGTGTATTTACCCTGCAACAAGGGCTTGACCCCGCCAAGGGATTGGGAGTCGCAATCTCGAAGGTAAGCGGAGAAGCAATCCCATTATCCCGCCCTATACAGGATCAATTTAAAGAAGTAAACTTCGCCTCTGCGGACAAAGCATGTGGTATCGTATTTGATAATAAATACTACCTCGCAGTCCCCACAGGTTCATCCACCGATAATAATAAAATCTTAGTATATGATATTCTTAACACAGCATGGACTTCAGTAGATTCTTTCCCCGCAGGCTTTGTAATCGATGACTTTGTCACCGTATTGCATGGAAGCGATCCCACCAAGCGGAGACTCTTCGCAGTCAACGATAAGGGATGGCATTTAATCGAGGAAGGCACCACCGACATCACGGGAACGGTAGGGAGCGCAAGCACCACCTCCACCGCGATAAGTGCCAAGCTGAAGACCCGCTCCTTCACATTCGGAAATATCGATGTAAAGAGTTGGAAGAGGGGGCAGTTGGGATGCGAAGTGAGCAACGGGGATCAGTTCACGATCAAGGTCAATACAACAGACCCGGATCGGACGAACACCGTACACACGGAGAATGCGACATCGAGCGAGGAGAAGCTGATACGCTTTGGGAGTGGACGCGCAAGAGGTTACGCCGCAAATGTCGAGATCGATGTAACAGCAGGGCGGCCTAGCTTTCGCCATGTATCGCTTGAAGCGATAACGGGCGGAGCGAATGCACGGAGGGAGATTGCATAATGGCGGTAACCGCCACAGTTACCCGTGGTTTTACCTTCGCCACAGGCGTGGAGACCGATGCCGCATCGCTTAATCAATTGGGCGAACCCACCGTCACCGTAGATTCCATCTCCGCCACCTCCGTTACCCTGGAGAATTTTACCGTATCCTCACTACCCGCAAATGGAACAACGGGCAGAATGATATATGTGAGTGATGGAGACGGGGGCAACCCGTGCCTTGCCGTGGATAACGGCACGAATTGGTTGCGCGTAAATCTCGGTAGTGCGGTGAGCGCCACCGATGCAGACGAATACCTAATGGCAGAATAGAATGAGCAACATCCCAAAAGTAATAAAAATAAATGACCCCAAGACTGTTCAGTTAGTTTCTAAACTAGCAGAAGAGGATAATGACAACATGAAGATGCCTACCCATGCGGTAGTCAAAGGAGATGATATCGTAGGAGGTTGGAACTTATGCGAAGTACCGATGGTCCTGCTATGGCATCACTCCAAGAAAGTCGGAGCAAAAGACTCTTTAATTCTAAATCAAATACAGGAAAGCATGTTATCCGAGAAAGGTGTGAACCAAGCGTTTATCGCATGTAATTCGCACAGTCCTTACCATAAGCATATGGAACATTTCGGATTTGAACCTGTTTGGCCTACTAACATTTTTTTCAAAAACTTACCAAAAATCTAGGAGACACTAATTATGTGCGGATCAAGTCAATCTTACAACTTTCCTGAACAACCAAGCTACGGCGAGGGCATGGCGGATGCTCTTAAAGCACAGGTCGAGCTACTTACGGGTAAGGGCGACTTTGCTGAGATAGCTCCTGATGGTTTAGAAGGACTTCTACCTCTCGAAGAGAATATTCGTAAGAAGACCGCACAGACGGATACGGATGTTTTGAAACAGACACTACTAGGTAACACAAGTGATGCAGTTACAGGTAAGTACGATAGTGAAGGTAGATTTGTTGTTGGGCAGGAGCCAACAACCAAGACAGAGACAAAATTAGTCAACATCCCATATAGATTTGAATACCAAGCTGTTGATCGGGATAAGTATATAGGCAATGGTCAAAATGTAGATGTAACAATTTACGCTGATGGTAAATATGTAGGTAAAAGAACCTTCTATTCACCTAAAGGTGCATCGCGTGTAAGGGCCGAAGAAGCATTTAAGAAAAGTAACTGGTATGAATTTTACAAAGATGGGACGACCGTAGAGCGTAAAACTGAGACAAAAGGCGACCCAAAACCCATCTACGCGAAAGATCAAAGTGGGAATATTATAACTGATAAAAGTAAAGCAGGGCAATCAGGCACCCTCCCTGCGGAGCGGTTAGGCGATGGGATGCTTGATCTTCTCGGAGATAGTCGAAATGTAGAGGAGTTTACTACTCGCGAAGCAACTCAAGAAGATGTAAATGCAGGACTCGCTTCCGAAGTGGGTGAATCAATTACGGAAGCAACAGGAAACCGAAAAGCAGGTTTTGATGAGCAAGGCAATTTCCTTGGCCTTTCCGCCCTTGCAGAAGATATACAGCGAGGCAATTTATCCCGCCAACGCGAGGCAGACCTGGCGGATGTTGAGCGGTTATCTGATCGCTATCGCGGGGTAATGGAAGATTACAAACCCGCCGCCACAAGCGGATTGGATGATGCCCGTATTCTGCTTGAGCAACAGCGTGAAAACCTCACAGGATTACGCAAACCAACACAGGCAGAACTTGATGCAGATCCTTCGCTTGATCCTGACAGTTTAATAAACACAGGTACCGGATCAGGTGGACCCGTAACAATACCCACAGATGATACCTACGGAGGCGATGTAACAGCCGCAACGATGGATGCCGCACAAGTTGCAGACCCATTACAGTTACAGGCAAACACTAAATTTCAGGGAGATCTCGCAACAGGTACAGGTAATGACACTCTAAGATCCGCACTTCTTGGAGATGCCAAGACTGCGCTAGACTCAGGACTTACGGATCGCGAGCAAGCACAAATCGCCAATGCCGCCCGTGCGAGACAAACCCTAATGGGTAGAACATTTGATCAAAGCGGTGCAATCGCAGAAGCGGAAGCTCGCGTCCAGGAGGATAATGCACGCCGTATGCAAAACCGTTCATTCGCCCAATCTGTACTCGGACAGGAAGCAGGATTACAGCAGGGCGATATTACTAGAGGTATGGCACAGGAGAGCGAGCAGGCAGGATTACAGCAAAGAGCAGACCTTACACAGGCACAGATGGACCAACAGGCAAATGCGTTTGATGCTGATGCACTACAAAGATCCCGGATGGGAAATCAGGCACAGCGTCAACAGGCTAATCAGTTTGGCGTGGGTGCTGAAATGGACGCGGAGCGTCTGAACGAAACACTCCGTCAGCAGGGATTATCAAACTACATAAATGCGGTGGGTAATCTCGCACAGATGGAAGACAAGTTTATGCTCGATCCATTCCAGGCACTACTTGGAAGAGGAGGCGGAAATGCTCTACAACAAGGACAGTCCGTATTCGGACAGGCGAACTATGGACTATCGAGCGGACCGCAATACCTAAACCCGGAAGCAGGATTGGGATTTATTTCACAGATGGCGGCGAACGATGCTAATATGTATGCCGCAAATGTAGCCGCAGATGCGAGTCGAAGTTCAGGCCTGATGGGCGGACTAGGTGCAATAGGTGGGGGATTACTTAAAGGGGCCGGAGCCGCCGCAAGCGGAGGTACAACATTACTTAGTGGTTTCTGTTGGGTAGCACGCGAAGTGTATGGTCCTGCAAATCCCGCATGGATGCAGTTCCGCGAGTGGATGTTCACCGAATCCCCGCAATGGTTCTTCGAGCTTTACCGCAAGTATGGCGAGCGCTTCGCATCATGGATAAGCGACAAACCTCGCCTCAAAGGAATTATCCGCAAGTGGATGGACTCTAAAATAGGAGACAAATAATCATGGCACGACGACCATTCTTTTCAGGTAACTACGGATCAGCGCTCGGCTCGACCGCTAATGCCGCCAACCTCATCGCGAGGGCAGGGCAACAGCAAGGGCAGATGTTCGCCAATATGGGCCAACAGATAGGCGGTATGATTCAGCAGTACGGGCTTAATAAGGAGAAGCGTCAAAAAGAAGAAGATACTGCGATGGGTACACTTGCAGGCATGAGTCCTCAAGAACTTTTGCAGATAGGTCAGGAAAACCCGAAGCTTGGTAAGGCAATCGAAAGAGCAACTTCAGATCAAGCAACTCCAAGAGACTTTCAATTAATTAATGCATCCGCCGCACCAATCATGGCGGGACAATTAAGAAGGGTGAAAATGGAGGGATTGCAGAATGCTAACAAGATGGCAGAACTGAATTTCGGAATCGCTAAAGAACTTAAAGATACCAAAATTAATATAGCTAAAAATCAAGGGGTGATGTCAGACCTTGCCACAAAACTTGCTCAAGAAACTGATCCCAAGAAAAGAGAGTTACTTGGACTCGAGCTTCAAAACCAAATAGATAGTATCACTCGCCTGGGTAAACCGCGTATAGAAGCTGAAGAGGCAAAACTCAAAGCAGTACCACAGCAAATCAAAGATGATGAAAAGATAAGAGAATTACAACGCAAAGGAGCAGAGCGTGCTGATGAATCTCAAGCTGCTCTGCTTGAAGTGTTTGGTGGTGCGGAAGGTAAAGCTGAATTTGATTATAAAGGAGCGAAATTAAACAGAAAGGTTATCAAGGAAGGCATTAAGCTCAGTCAAAAAAGAGGCGAATATTATGATGCTCTTAGTAATAAAAAAGTTCCTGTAGATACAAGAAAGGATTATGCCGCAATACAATCTAATATAGGTAAAATTGCTTCTTCTACCTTGAAAGATCCGCAAACAGGTAAGCAAATTACTTTTAGTGAATATATGGATAATGCAGTTTCTGAACCGGAACTGTATCCCTTGACGGGGGATGGTGCAGGACCTGCCGCTAGTTTATATGGTGCGTATATAACCGAGCAAAGGCTTGCAAAAGATTTATTAGATAGTACGCAGGTTCAAGTGGATGATGGGCAAGGTCCAACAGCGAGTGCCACTTCTCCTGCAAATGTTGCTGTAGATAATCAGACCCCTCAAGATGCGTATGATTCATTAACACAGCGCATAGCTTTTATAAGGCGTAAACTTCCTGAAATAAATGCACAGCGACAGCAATTAGGTCAACCTGGGCAGATGACACCAACTGCTTTTGATACATCGCCATTTGGAGATATAAATACGCCGCTTGCAGTAAGGCCACAAACTGTTGGGGATGTACAGCAAAAGCAATTAGGTTTATCGCAAGAACAAGCAAACCTACAGCAAGAGCTTGAGCAACTTGAGGCACGAAGGCAACAACTTGGTCAACAATACGGATTGAGATAATGGCTGTACGCACTATGTCACTTGCCGAGGCCATTGAGAATGGTTACGAAATAATAGGCCCTGATCCGATTCAACGCGGAGAAGCTACATTTGGTGAGACTGCAATTAGCATAGGGCTTGAGGTAATTCCGGCTATACTTGGAAGCATTGGCGGAGTTAAGGGTGCGATTGGTGGATCAGCACTAGGTAACTATTTATCACAACAATACAGAATAGGGCGTGGATTACAGGATGAGGTTGGCTTTGGCGAACTTGGGGCCGCTACTGCGTTAGGTGCTGTACCGGTTGGTAAGTTTACCGGTTTAGGCACAGCAGGAAATGTGGCTGTGCGTGGGGCGCAAGGTGCAGGATTAGCCACAGCAGAACTTACTGCTCGTACTATGATTGACGAGGATCGCGCACCAACTCGCGATGAGATCGCAACCACGCTTTTATTTGGTGGTGTATTCGGTGGTACGCTAGGTGCCGCAGAAGCGAAGTGGATGAGCGACAATCTAGGCACAGAGGTCAGCGAAGGCATGACTCGCACAGATGCGGTAAAAGCAATTGGCAAAGATATTAAAGATGCAAACGGAGTTAATAACGCAAAAGTTGGTAGTCCTATACTTGAGAAAATAGATACCGAAGGATTATCAAATATTAAAGATCCTGAAGAAGTAGCGGATAAATTATTACTAGCTACTGAAGTAAAACTTTTAGATGAGGTGGATACCGCTCTAGGCAACTTAGCTAAAAGACCACCACTTGAGGAAGGAACTAAATCTTTTGATACGCCTACGATGGAGCGTGGTGCATTAGAGTCATTTTCTAAACCATCTTTTTCTACTCCAAGCGGCAGGCAGGGAATCTTGGGTGGCGAGCCTGTGATGGAAGATGCGGTAAGTCAGATGGCAAATATACAGAAGACGCTTGATGATGAGATCGCACAGCAGAATGAAATATTTAAACCTATTCTTCGTCAAAACGAAATAGGCGCACAGAAGCAAACCGAGCTTGGCATACAGCGACTAGGAGACACAGATGAGATTGCTCGAATAAAGGAGCGATTATCTATACTTGATCACAGACCAGGTAAGAAAAAGGGATCTAAGAAAGAACGCGCTCGTTTAAACGCAGACTTGAAAAGAATCTACAAGCGTAATGGCATGAACCTCCTGGATCTCCAGGACGATATGCGTAGAGCGCAGATGAGTCCAACCGAGCCTGCCGTAGGTATGCGTGACCGTCCAATGAAGCAAGCCGATCCCATGACTAAAGAGGATAGGATGGCAGAGGAGTTTCTAGGGAAAGGTTACGAAAAGTATTTTTCAACAGCATTTACCGCAGGGACAGGTGCGGTTGGAGTTGCATCTATGTTTACTGAGGATGAAGAAAACGAGATGAAGCAAGCAGGGTTTCATCCGCTCATGTTTGCAGTCTTAGCCGCCGCAGGATTTGGTCCCAAAGCATTTCGTAAATTTAAGAAGACTCCTACCTATAAGAAGACGCAAGCCCAGGTAAAAGCAGACCCCGTGAAAACTGCACCTGATAGCGTGAAAGCTGAGAAGATAAACGAGGGGACTGCGGATAATCCATTCATACCACCAAGTCGAGCAAGTCAGGCTATGAGGTATGCAAAGCAGTTTGTGAGCGATGCGTTGGTTCCTTTGTCCCGTGAGTTGAAAAAAATAAATTTAGCCGCAATATTTCGCGATCACGAAAGGAAGATTAATATTACAACGCGCCAATACTTGGATCGTACCGCTCCTTTTATTACCTCAATGACAAAGCGTCTAAAAGGTAATGAGAAAAAGCAAAGAGAATTTAAACTGCATCTCCTAAATGGCGACATGGCTAAGATCCGTATCATGCTCGATGATCTCAAAGTATCTGATCAGGTGGGTAAAGAGTTTACGGAAATGCAAAAAGCATTTAACGATATCCGTAATTACGCCAGGCAGGAGGGTGGTATCGATGTAGGATACCAAGAAGGTTACTTTCCACGCCTTATCAAGGATTATAAATCTTTTCGTGCAGCATTAGCAGGGGACGATTCAAATGCTGTCACAAAAGCACTAGAGGAGTACGCGCAGAAAGAAGGTTTAGATAGTATAGAATCTATACCTGAAGGAGTTGCCGCAGAGATAACAAGCAGAACATTGCGTGGATTCCCCGTGCAACCTGGAGCTTCATTGCCCGGTAATCTTAAAGAGCGTAAGATTGGATTTATCAGGGATGAGCGAATGATTGATGGATACGCAGACCCCGCAGATGCGTTAAAGAATTATGTCGAGCGTACCGTGCAGGCAGTAGAGAGGCGTAAATTCCTCTACCGTAATCCTAATGCAAAAGGCGAAGAGGTAGGATTTGAGGGAAGTAAAGATAGGCAGGGTGCGGATCTCGGTATGGATATGGAAGTGGATGATTCGCTTGCCGGACAAGTAGCACAAAGACTTCTCAAGGATAGAAATGATTTAGGTCCTGAAGATGTGGAGAAGTTAAAGGAGATTATACAGGCTCGCTTTAGCGGTAGGACAGTTGATCCATTTATCCAAGGAGTGAAGAATCTAAACTACATCCAAGTGATGGGTAACTTTGGTTCTGCGATCACTCAGCTTGGTGACCTGGCGTACAGCATTTATTTCAACGGGTTCGATAATACCTTTAAGTCTTTGTTTAATCAGAAGGAAAACTTTGATTTCGTAAAATACTTCAATTTGAAGGACCATAATATTGATGCCGCAACAAGCACAGGTGGATTATCAAGTGCGTTGGATTGGGTCTTTACAAGAGTTGGAATTAAGAAGTTAGATCAGCTTGCGAAGAATACCACCATGAATGCCTCATGGAAGAAGTACAAAGCCCAGGCGATGAAGAACTCGCAGGCATTGCAGGATGATCTTACACCTGTCTTTGGAAAAGAGCGGGCAGGGCAGATGGTAAAGGAGTTGCGTGAAAGTAATCCCGCATCAGGCGAATTACCCAAAGGCGTTGAAGAATTAATTTGGTATAAGTTTTTGGACTTAAATCCTGCCACACTTGGCGAAATGCCTAAGTTCTACAATCAGAGCGGTAATGCCCGTATCATGTACATGCTCAAGAGTTTTACCGTAAAACAATTTGATGTATTCCGCGAAGCCGCACAAAAGGACATTGATCGAGCAAACGAGTTTTACAAGAAAGGTAATAAGAAGCAGGCCGCAAAAGCCGCCGCCGAAGCAATATCTAAGATCATGGGACTTGGCCTAGTATTTGGTGCCGCGAATGCGAGTACCGATATGATCAAGGACACGCTCTACGGTAGACCCATAAAGCGTGACGAGTTATTTGAGGATAACCTTTGGAGACTAGCGGGTATCAATCGCTACATCGTAAACAAAGCAAGACGCGAGGGGCCTGCAAAAGCTACTCTTGAAATGCTCTTACCACCCACCGCAATCTTCGATAGAGGATGGCAGGACATCAGCGCTATAGTGGGCGATGGGGAGTATAAGGGAGCAATGCTCCAGGGGACTCCGCTCGATATGGTTTATTGGAAGTATCTCGGAGGGCTTGACAAAATCCAAGACAGCAAGTAACCTTTCGACACAAGGTATATCATAGTACCTTTTCTTTCTACAAGGACCGTCTTTTAACCGAGGCGGTTCTTTTTTTTAGAAAAATCAGAAAAGTGCTTGACGACAAATAAATCGTCTGATTGTAATCTCAACATGCTTTGCGCTTGATTGGAAGCAATTGACATAAATTTTTATGTCCGTTGACTCTTAATCAATTGGTTCGGGGTTCGAGTCCCCGGCCCGGTACCAAGTGATCTTGGAGGCGTGGAGCGTAAATAATTACGCAAATACCACATAGAAAGAAAAAAAGAAGGGAAACCACGCCATGTACACTTTACAAGACTCCGAAGATTTTACACAATCCGCCACCCCCATGATATCTGACAACGGATTTATTCGCTTTGAAGGTGTACGGAAACAATTGCCCATTTCTAACTTCTTTAAAATATACAGAACGCAAACGCTAGTCGCAAAGCGACAGGCGAACGAGCGCACAAAAGGAAATAATGTCCTGCGCATGGAGCAGATCCTAAGACATTACGGAATCGATCCCGCTGATGCAGACATATCCGCATTTGCTAGAAAAACGGGAGCGGGCATTCCGATCTGCGATGATTGGGTGGCACATCGTGGTTCCAATGAGATGCGTCAGGCACGATCTTTATTCAGTAAGGCGTGGATAAAGCGTTATAAGCAGTTAGGGATCGATACCTCATGGTTTAATAATTGGATCGCATTGAGTTTGGAAGGCGTGCAAGTCACGCCATTTGATGCGAATCGTAAGGAGTTGGATAAAATCCGCGAGGCATGTGAAGCGCTCAAGGAGTCCGACCCTGCAATGTATTTGATGTACGCTTTGGCGTACGGATTAGGTCTTCGTAGTAGTGAAATCCAACGGGCAAGGTTTGATGATCTACACGAAGATTTCGATGGAAATAAACTGATAAGGATACACAGTCCCAAAAGCGGTGGTGAATACCAGGATCGTCCCTGCGATCCATCGTGGTGGGAACTTATCAACTCCTTTAAAACATCGAACGATGATTTAATCGTTCCTGTTCAGGAGGACCGCATCACGCGCGAGTTTCCATCTTTTCTACGGCGGAAGTGCGGGGTGGTGGATGATCGCCCCGTACACCGCCTGCGAAAGTACTGCGGACACCGGGTGATGAGGAAGAATGGGAATAATGCTTTTGTGGCGAGTAAAGCTCTCGGTCACTCAAGCGTGGAGGTTACCTCCCGTGTGTATGTTGGAATGCCTACGATCCAACGGAGTTTCTAGCACTCAGTAGGACATAAATTTCTTGCCCAAGAAACAATGCGTTATAAAACCACAGAAAAAATAACTACAGATGACTACAATACATACCACATCGGTAATGGATGGTCTTCGCTTGGAGCATGAAGGCGGGAACGAAATTACGATAACAGCAGAAACTCCCACGAAGGTGGGCATAGATGTTCTGATTAAAGAACTACTTACTTTTTTACCATCTTCAGATGGAGAGGGAGCGGAAGAGAATCATCTTCTGTCCCCTCATCAAGCGCCTTACAAGCGGCCTGAAGTAAGAGATCATATACCTGAGCCTGCATAAGGCTCGTACGATCTGCAACTGCTTTAACTTTGTCTCTGACTGAAGGTGAAAGCCTCAGAGATACAGGCTTTGTGAGTATTTGTCGTCCCATGTGGACAATAAAAACACATAACTACATGCAAATACAACAAAAAAATAACAACTAAAAATATACAAAATTATAATGGGATTCTTAGATAACATAAAAGATGTTCCGCAAAGCTCTTCGAGCGGTGGCGGTAATTACATGAAATTAACGCAAGGTACGAATCATTTTCGTATAGTCGGATCTTCCGATGATGGTGGAGTAATCCAGGGTATGCTAGGTTGGGCGGGTTCCGCTGAAGGTGGAAGAAGACCGCATCGTTGGAAGATCGGAGAGGATGCGCCAATGAGTTTTGATGAGAAACCAAAGCAGTTCTTGGCGATGCTCGTATACAACTATGAGGAGGAGCGTATACAGATACTTGAATTGACTCAGGCAAAGTTACGCCAGGAGTTAATCACGCTTGCGAAGGATGAGGATTGGGGAGATCCACGCAAGTATGACTTGAAGATTGTACGCAATGGCGAAGGTTTGGAAACATCCTATGCCATGACTCCATCTCCGCACAAGAAGCGTAGTGATGAGATCAATGCGGCGGTAAAGGAGATGAAGATAAACCTCGAAGCATTATTCACCGGGGATGATCCATTTGCGGAGCCAACTCCTGAGCCTGAAGATAACGCAAAAGAGGAGGACTCATTCTGATGGCGATTAGCGACATAAAAAAGATAGTGGCGGATTACATGGGAACTACGGTTCAATTAATTAACTCCCGTAATAAGAAAAAAAATGTGGCGTTAGCGAGACAGATTGCAATGTTCTACAGTTACTTATCCGGTAACACACAGGAGGAAGTGGGCGAGAAGTTTGATCGAGTCCACACGAATGTGACCCATGCGGTGAAGAAGGTAAAGCAATGGCGGGAATGTGATCATGAGATCCGCGCAATGCTTGAAGGTATAGAAGGACAATATCCTCAACTGAAGGGCTTATCATGCTAAAGGATGGTATATCTAACGCAGAGTACCACGGGTCGGGCGAGTTATCTCGCTCGACTGCGTGGAGTCTAATCAACACATGCCCCGCCAAAGTGAGGCACGATATGAATAATCGTAAGCCGAGCAGTCCTGCCCTGGTCATAGGGAGTGGATTTCATACCGCTACATTGGAACCGGAAAAATTGGATGACGAGTTTGCGGTAAAGCCCAATGAGATAGACGGGCAGGGTCCACGAACCAAGCACTACAAGGAATCGTTTGAACTTATGCAGAAGAGTGAACCGGATAAGCAATGGCTCGCTCCTGCGGATTACGATCTGATTCTAGAGATGGCGGGAAGTGCGTTGGAAAATCCTGTTCTTCGGCACTACATGGCGGATATTGATAAGGTAGTGGAAGGCACGGGATACTTCGAGATGGAAGGTGCCAAGTGTAAGGTAAGACCTGACTTGTATATCCCCGGCGCGGGTGTGGTGATTGATTTAAAAAGCACGCAGGATGCATCCAATCGTGGATTCACCAAGAGTGTGCGTCAGTTTGGGTACTTATTTCAGGCATGTTGGTACATGCACGCATTACGATTACTCGGAGAGAAACCCAAGCAGTTCGTATTCATAGCGGTGGAGAAGACAGCACCCTATGCTACTGCCGCCTACACCATCAAAGAGAGCGATATAAACAAGCAATTCTCCAACATGGAAAGAGCGTGCCAATTGTGGGCCTCCTGCCAATCAAGTGGCATATGGCCTGGGTATAGCGACATGGTGGAAACCTTGGATCTTGGTTCGCAGATTACGAATAACCGTCTAAACATTTCGCAATTGGCGGACAAGTTTGGGGTCAGTCGTACCTATGTTTACCGGATCATCGAGGAGCATGAGCTACACAGCGTCACCGTGGGCAATAGGCGGACGATTGATATTACCGATTTTGCCAATGCGGTGAGACGCGACTCGGAGGGAAAGGCAGCATGAATTACCTGGACAACACAAAACAGGCACTTGCTTTGGCGAGTGATAAATTAGCCAAGGCTGATCTATTCGGTGCGGTAACGGTTATGCAAGCGGCCCTCGAGCAAGTGGTCGCCCATTTGCGAAAAGAGGATCTTAATAATGTGAGCGATCCTGATCTCATCCTGCACTTCGAGGAAGATTGCGGAGACGAGGAGGAGGAAGCATGAAGCTTACGATTGGCATAGATCCCGGCAAGAGTGGTGGATACGCCATTGCATGGGGAGGACAGCATAAGATTGCTCTGCATACTCTCGATGAAGACTTCGAGTTTGTTGAGCATGTGCAGGACCTGAAAGACCATCCTGATGTGACAAGCATTGAGGCTGTGGTTGAGCATGTTCCTCCCTTTGCCGGGAAGATGATTCCATCGAGTACTAGCTTTAAGCTTGGTAAATCATGCGGATTCTTGGAAGGCGTACTCAGGATGGCGGAGATCCCGTTCGTCCTGGTGCGTCCACAGGAGTGGCAGAAGGGACTGAGTGGGCTAAGTGGGCTAACCTCAAATAAGCGCAAGAAAGCGCTCATGAATCACGCCAAGCAGTTCTTTCCCTCAACCAAGGGACTCACATTAAAAACAGCAGATGCCATTCTAATTCTGAGGCATCATCTGATCAATAATTGAGTCATGAAGATAGCGGCAGTAGTTAAGATAAAGCACGGTGCAGTATGGGAAGCGCTACAAAAGTTGAGATGGAGCCAATCGAAGCTTGCAAGGCAAATGAATATGGAACCATCGCGAGTAGGAGAGATAATAAACTTAAAACGCAGACCAACAGATAATGAGGTTAAGAGGATGGAATTAGCATTCCTTGATGCAGGAATATCTGTTGATGTGATAAGCGAATGGCCCGAGATGTTTAAGATGCGTCAGAATAATCTCACATACTATAAGGATGTAGAGACTGACAGACTTCTATCACATACCAAGCAATTGACAATTGAGGAAAAGGAATCTCTTCAGATTCTCATGGATCAGCTTACGCCAATCGAGGCTGACATTTTAATGTCAAACATGGTTTACGGTGTATCCCTAAATAAACTAGCTAAAAAGTGGGAGAAATCTAGGAGTACATTGTGTATTGTAAAAGAAGAACTAGATGAAAAGTTGGAGAGATTTAGGTTCTTTATGGATAAGGATGGAGTTTCCTGCCCGGAGCAGTTCGGTATGTATATCGGTAAGCATTACCCTCAGAATCTTCATGCAAAAGTCATGACGGCAAGAGAAGAATTAAAGGAGAAAGTAGCATAATGAACTACATAAAAAGCATGGTCAAACTATTCGCCCAAGGCATGTTATTTGCCATATGTGGGGTCGTATTTTTCACAATTATCATAGGACTTGTTTGCACAATTTTAGGATTATAATGACAGACGAAATACAGAAAAAGACAGAACTGCGCATCAAGGTTCCTCAATGGATAAGTGATCTTTTGAAAGAGCATTGTGATCTTTATGGAGTGACCGCAGTTTCCACCATTACTCCACTCCTGGTGGAGTATCTGCGGCATCCCTCGCGCGTGCGCGACAATTGTTCCAATTGTTTTAATATTAATAATAGCGAAAAATCCGCGATTAGTGGAAAGAAGAAAACAAAAACGAGGGCATCCAAGATACCCTCTAATTTTGATCCTCCCAAAGAGATTGCATTGAAGGAAGGACTCAATCACTCGGAAGCGGTTTCCATCTTCGTGGATTGGGCGAAGGGCAAGGGACATGTCCAAGCAGATTGGATTGCCACATATCGCAATGCGTGCAGGAGATGGATCAAGGATAAGATGCCCCAGGCAAATAACGATCCAATCCTCAAGGAGGTCACAATTCCTGAGTATGAGGACGAGGGAGAGTTTTGATGGACTTCCTTGTATCAGAGCAAGCGGTCCTAGCCGCATGTCTTAGGGATGACACAAATCTCTCCACCGCCACAGCGGTTGAGCGTTTAACGGAGGATGACTTCACCTCGCCCGCGCACCAAGCGATATTCCGTTTGATCGCACAGCGATCCGAGTTGAATGAGGTGGATGTGGCGATTGAGCTACCTGAGTATTCCTCGGAAGCTCTTGAACTTGCGGAGAAGTATGGCGGTGGACAGGTGGAGAGATATGTGGATCAATTGGTGGAGTCGAGGAACAGACGCGAAGTGGAACGAGCGCTGATGGTATCCACGGACATGCTCAGGGAGGGTAAACAGTCAGATGAGATCGCCTCCGAGTTTAATCTCAGGGTAGCCAAAGCATTAGCATCAGGCAAGGGACAGGTAAAAGTAGGACCCGCCACCAAGGAAGCACATTCTGAGTTTCTTTCGATAGATGCGGGAGAATCATCCGCAGTAAGCACAGGATTCAAACGATTGGATTTTTGTCTAAGCGGAGGATTCCAACCGGGAAAGCTTTATGTCCTAGCCGCAAGACCTGGGGTAGGGAAGTCAGGACTCGCATTGCATTTCTCTCATGAGATTGCCAAGCGGGGATACCGTGCAAGCTACGCATCTTTGGAGATGAGTGCCTCGGAATGCTCCGGGCGGTTACTCTCCCGCGAGAGCGGGGTTGCCCGCCCACGCATGAAAGGGGATCTTCTCCCCGCACATCGTAAGAAGCTCGAGGATGCCACAAAGAGAATGCAGGGATGGCCTATCACCTTCAAGGATGACAACAAGGCCACGCTTGATTCCATCCGCGCCTTTCTCGCCCAGGAGCGAGTGAAAGGAGATGTGGGGTTGGCGGTGATTGATTATTTGCAATTAGTCTCCGCTCCAGGATACGAATCCCGCGTGCAGGAGATCACCGCCATTTCTCGCAGTCTCAAGCAGATCAGTATGGAGCTACAGATTCCGGTCCTCGCCCTTTCTCAATTGTCAAGACAGTGCGAGATCAATAACAGAAAGCCCATGCTCTCCGATCTGAGAGACTCCGGGAGTATCGAACAGGATGCAGATTGCGTGTTTCTCCTAAGCGTTGAGGACAAGGTGGATGAAACCAAGGACCGCATCAATTGCCATATCGCCAAGAATCGCGGAGGAGAGACTGATCTCATGGTCACGCTTGGTTTTGAGAAGAGTACGGGGAATTGGACTACAAGCCTAGGCGAAAAGAAAGAAACAAAGGCTTGGTAGACTACAGGTGGATACAGATAGCCATATTTCTCTCCTGGAGTAGCCTAAAAAGCGTTTTGTTCGCTCACGAGGGTAAAGACTCATGTTGCGAAACAAAACGCTTTTTTGATGGGGTACGGGGTTGAAGATTATTTCTCCTTATATTCTTCGACATTCTTGATATTTAAAATTTCTTCCAACTTGTGTGCGTCAGGAGAATCTCCACCAACTTCCAATATCCAATCCTGCGTACCCTCGATCTTGGTAAAGGATTCTTCCCAAAACTCCTCAACGAAACCAAGTGAACCTTTCTTCAGGATGTTGAATATCCGAGTGTATGCACCGTGATACTGATTATCGTACCTCGGTGTGCGGTCCTTATGGTTTCTGATTAAGAACTTCATCGTATTTCTCCTTTCATATCTTTTCTCTTTTGCCAAGCTTCAACCGCCCTGGGCGCGTACCTCATCACCAAAAAGATGATAAGGCCCAACGCCAGGCGTGCAATTGTGTCGGACTCGTTTGGCTTAGTCATGGGTAACCTCAACAGAATATTCGCCCCCGTTTGGTTCGCAGTTAAATCTTTTACCGAAATATGTAAGCGTTTTAATTTCTCCCATGCATCGTAAAACATATTTCTCTTTTGCATCATGGGAAAATAATTCATCGGTCGAACCGTAGCGATTGCGATTATCCAATGCTTTAAAAACGGGTCTATTGAAGTCATCTATTCCCTCAAATCTTACTTTCTCGCTCATCCCTCACCCCCCTCTACTTTGGCGAGGACCTCGCGAGCTTTCTCGTATTCCTCATCGAATCCATAACCCTTGGACATTTCTAGCGTATCCAATAGCTCGAATAGAACCTCATACATCTCCGGAGCCGCCGCGATCAAACGCGCGTTGGCGTGATGTACTTCTTTTGCGATTATACTGCCATGATGGGATGAAATATTTCGATGTACATCTTTGTGCGATTGATAGGTGTACCAAGGTCCTGGCGTGTGTGTGGCGTGTTTCTCTTTTGTTAAGTTCATAGTTTTTCTTTCTGTTTTGTGGTTTAATTGAAGTTGAAATGTTAACTGCACTTTCTCGCGCTCCGTGAGCCTCACATGTGCGCGTTTCTCCTTACGCTTAACGCGGATCGTTTCACGATCGCCCGCTTTGCGTTCCCGTGCTTCCCGTTCCTTGCGTGCTTTCTCGCCAATCTCGATCAATTGACTGACCGCCTGAGCGAATAGGTCATTGGCGTGTTTCATTGGTCCCCACCTTTCTCGTATTGGATAAGGTCCCAGGCTATGACCGCGAAAACCGGAACCCAGGGGAAAAAGAAAATTAGTTCAAATAGTGTATTCATGTGTATAAATGTGTAGTATATTCAAGTAAATAAAAGCGCGTTTCTCGTTTGGATTAGAAGCGCGTCTAGTCGAGCGCTTTCTCTAGATCAATAATGATAATATTTAGGTCCTGTTTTATCTCGCTCATCTTATCCCAGGAAAAGCCTTTTTCTTCCATTTCTCTTATCATAGATTGCAAGCTTATCAGTTGACCAAGCAAAGCGCGTGTTTGTTCCTTATTCATGCGTTTCTATTATCCTTTCTAGCTGTGTATTCCAATACCAATTACAACGCCGCGCAAACGGTTTGTACCGCAACCGTGTTCTTTCCTAGCAATGCAATTGCCACACGCACCGGGACAAGCAAATCTCTTTTCATGGCCCGCATCTTTTAGCGCTTCCAATACCTCTTTACGGTATTCTTTCGAGCCTTCATTGTCTTTATCCTGGTAGGCCTTGCTAGTTATCCACTTTCTCGCTACCGGGACCGCTACAAATTCGCCGCGCGTGCAATCCAATTGCAAAACCTTATCTTTAACGGTGGAACCGTACCGGGACCCGCTCGAAACATTTAGCAAATAGTTTGCCGGGAAAGAATACCCTTGCTTGTCCAAAGTTAAAAACAGTTCCCATGATTTAGAATAACCGTATACTTTCAAATCATCCCGCGCTTTGCATTGGTCCAACCAAAAGCGCAAAATAGCTAAATTGGCAAAATCCCCATCTACATATAGCCGCAAGGTCCGGCCTTCCGGAATATCTGCAAATTTACTTGCAACGATTGCCCGGCCCGCTTTTGACCGTAACAAAATGCTATTTTGCAATTGACGGAAAAACGCCGCCGGGTAACGCCACCCGGTAAACGAATAGCACCAACCTTTCCCAAAGTTTTCCGGCGTAAAATCATTGTCCCCGTACAAACAAGCGCCCGCACCGGGGCAATCGAAACCGGGTAAACTCGAAAATGCATAAAATGGTAGTTTCATGTTACCTGATTCTGCAAATACGGAAAAATACAACGGCCCGCTTTGATCTTCGAACCAGGATAAAAAGCGCGTTGCATAGTACTTGGTGGTACCGCGTGCGCTTGGATCTCCAGGGATTGCCGCAACTAGTTTTGAGAGTAAGGGTAAATCATTGGCAAGCGCGGCCCGCGCTAAATCAATTTTACCGGGCGTTGATAATTTGGGTGGAATCATAGTTTTTTCTTTCATGCTTCCATCTATAAACTACAGATAGCAACAATGTCAAACAGATAAAACAGATATTTGTATTCATGCCTTTAACACTATAGAAACGCGCTTCCTTACTACGCGGGCCACCGGGCCGGTTCCCGGCCATATGGCCACCGGTTAAAACGAATACCAGGGAAAGCGCGGGAACCGGGGAAAAAGGGAAAACGGGAACCCTGGAAACCGGGGAAAAGCGATTGACGCAAATCAACAGAATGTAATGCATTTCTGCACCCTACCACAAATTTGCTATACATGTGTAAAGCAGATTGCACGCAAACCCGGCAAACCTAGCAAACCCGGTCCACGCAAACCCGGCAAACCCGCTTAAATACAAGCATGTTTTCCCGCTTTCCTGGCGTGCAATTGCGTAAAGTGCTGATAGTCAACGCTAAAGCATAGCATGTGACTTAGAATCACATGCTTTCCCGCTTTGCATTACATATGTAAAGCAGATCACAGGGGGGGAGGGGGTCCGGCGCTCGTCCGCGCTAATTCTGTATTATCATCACCACCCCGCATAATTTTTTCGCCATACGGTTCCCCCGCAAATCGCGCCCCCCTGCCATACGCTTTCCCCGCCATTCGCGCTTCCTGCGGTACTCGTATGTAGTCTTGGTGGGGTTGTGTGAGGTTCTAAGTGGTTTTAAAGAGATCCCACGCCTCGCGGTATTTTTCGTGCTTTGCCTTGGAGAGTGGGTTATGAGCGTAGAGGGATATGCGCAGGGCCTGGTTTAGTTCGAGGCATGGTATTATGTACCAAGTGGGTATGGCTTCGACATAAGCGGCGAGTATGTCGACTTTCGTGCAATCTATGGTCATTTTCTTGGAGGTGCCTGATGCGGTGGTGATCATATATCTGCCTTGTCCGGCATTTGCTTTATCGAATACTTTATCCTTAGTGCCTTTTATTTGTACTTTGAATACTTTGCCCGCTTGATTCATGACTAGGCAATCCTGGGGTAGGTAATCGCCCAGGGGGGTAAATACTTCGAGATTACGGGCTAGGGCTTCCGTGAAGAATGTTTGTTCGTAGAGGGAGCCTCTACGCTTCATCAGTTACTTCGATGACCTTATCCTCGGAGGCTTGCTTGGGAAGTGAATCTGTGGCCTTCTTGGCACCCTTGAGGATGGATCTTACTTTATCCGGGGTCATATCGGAGGAACCTAGTTTGACATTGGCGGAAGCGGTGATGTTGGTGGGTCTTCCGTTGATGGTCATTAGTTTGTCAAAGAGTACGGATAGGGTATAGGCGAGGTTTTGGGGAGGTATCTGATCGAGTTTTTCGTGGATGAGGTTGAGGTTGTCTCCGACTATGGCGGATAGTTTATTGGAAACTGCGTTTAGATATTCCTGTTCTGTCATTTCTAGGCGGTAGCGCAGGAAGTGGCGTGTATAGTCCTGGATATCCTTTTGTTTCTTTGTGGGGTTGTTTGCCTTTGCCTGGAGCTTTCGTGTCTCATTGGCTGCATTTGCTTTCTTCATGGCAATCTTGGCGGCAGAATCGATGATATCGTTTTTAAGGTCTTTGCGTAGAGCTTTTACGGTGGCTTTGTTACCCATGATTTATTTTTTTGCACAAAAGTGTTGACAGGTCAATGCATAAACTACAATAGGTGACACATGAATACGGAACGGGCGGGGAAGATATTGGAGAGGCATGGTCTTACGAAGAAGGCATTTGCTGACATGATGGGGGTGAAGGCGAGTACTGCGAGGATGGCGTTCAGTCTGAAGAGGTTCAGCAAGAAGATGGTGGCTAAATTGGAGGAGTTGGAGGAGGAGTTAAATATTCAGCGTGATTTAGCGGAAGTGGATGAGATGATAGATGAGGCCCAGGAGAAGAGGGTAAGTATTATTGAGGGTGTGGTGAGGCAGAGTACGGGGAATGCTTTGGTGCAGGATGCGAAGGTATACGGGGTGCCTAAGAATAGATTTATTAGATTGATAGAGTTTGCGGATGGTGGTCATGGGAAGTTTAGGAGCAAACCGGGCAAGTATTTGAAGTTGGGGGAGAGTGTAAAGGTGAAGCATTTGGACAGGGATATGTGGGAAGTGGTTAGGTAGATGTGGATAATACCCAAAACATTATCAGCTTTTGTACAGGATACGGAGGGATTGAACTTGGACTTAGACGAGCGGGCGTGGATGTTCGAACAGTCTGCAATGTGGAGATCGAAGCCTTCGTCCAAGCCAACATTCTTGCGAAGATTGAAGAAGGGCGGATGGATAACGCCCCTATCTACTCGGATCTTAAAACCTTCCCTGCACGAATCTTTCGAGGAAAAATACACGGGGTCATTGGAGGATATCCCTGTCAGCCCTTCAGTAGCGCAGGGAAGCGAAAAGGAGAGAAAGACTCAAGACACTTGTGGCCCTACATCCGAGAGCATGTCCGGGCAATTAGACCTGTTTGGTGCTTTTTCGAAAATGTCCGAGGTCACACCACGATGGGGCTATGGCGAGTCCTGTCCGATTTGGAAGAAGATGGTTACCGAACGGAGTGGGGATTGTTCAGCGCGGAGGAAACAGGCGCGCCTCACCAACGCATCCGATGCTTCATCCTGGCCCACCGCGAGTGCGAGCGACACCGAGGGCGGGACACAAGCGGATCGCGTGGAGTGGACACAGAAGGGTGCGACTCTTCGGAAGAAGAACAAGCCTCACATGACATACGGTGCGAAACTTCGGGATGCGGTGGAGAGCCACGAGAAACTCAATTGGGCGACTCCCAACACGATGTATCACTTGCAAGCGGGAATATCGGGGAGTTTCAAGGAGAGTCTGACGGGACGCAGAAAGCGTTCGAGCAATCTTCGGGAGCAAGTGAATCCGAATTGGCCCACACCGCGAGCCGGGAACCCCGGCAGTCGCAAGCCCGGAACGGGGGGCAAGATATTGGCGGAGGAAGCGAAGATACACGCTGGCCCGCCCGCCCCGGAGAAGAGCAGTACGAGTGGGAAGAACCACGGGTCGTGGCCGACCGCTCGGTCAAGCGATGCGGAGGGCGGAAGAATAAAGACGGAGAAAACGGAGAAGGGCTTTCGGAGCAAGAGGGAGAAGAGCGATCAATACTTCGGAGCGAAACTGAGGGATGCTGCGGAGATGGAGAAACCACCCTCAATGAAGCTCAATCCGAATTGGGTGGAGCAGTTGATGGGTCTGCCTGTGGGGTGGACGCAACTGCCAACCGCGTGGACCGACTCCGCCTCCTCGGAAACGGCGTTGTTCCCCAAACCGCAGAAATAGCGTGGAAAACTTTATGGGAAAAACTTTCAGAGCAATCCTAGTTTTGGGCCGCAAGGCGATAGGAAAACGAGGGATACCTCCACGACACTCGGTGGGCTAGGGTTGCTCTATTTTTATGTGATGGATGATATGGATTATATGTTTGGTACTCTTCTTAGTTCTGAGGAGATCAATCGTGGATGGCGGTATTTTTGGTCGAATTGCGAGTTACGCTACCGCGAGGGGGAACGAGATCCTGATTGTCCGGCAAATACCTGGAGGACGGATATTCCACGCAGGATGCCCAAGGCGCGAGCCGAATTAAATTTTAGAAATGAACGCAAAAAGAAAACTAATTCATGAGTTAAAAAATACTTTCCATCGATGGGAAGAGGAGAGTGATCTGTTTGATGATAGTATTATTGATGCCTGCAAGAAGGCATTGCGCGAGTACTATGATGAACAGGTGATCGTATTCGATAGTGATATCGAGTTGGTGGATGACGAGGAGGAAGACGAGGAGTGAATGTGTATAAGCCAACAGGGGAGAAGCTTGAGAATTGGCCCCAATGGGTGGGTCGTTTATCCGAGGAGAACCTGGAACTGAAGAAGAGGGTGGATCAGTTGGAGAGGGAGAATGCGGAGTTAAAGAGAAGATGCTGTGATTTATTCAGCGAGGTGATTGAGGCAAAAGCGAGTCATGCGAAGTGAAAGTACCACCGGGATGGAATCCGATCTTTTGGAAAAAATATGGGCGAGCAATACCACTATCCGTTCAAAGCTTACCACGGTGCGACTTGAAAAAGTTGGGTCCCCAACCATTGAAATTAGACCAAGAGACATTGGAACGGATACGCAGGGATTCAGCGTTGGAGAAGCGCAAATCCCGGTCCAAACGCTCAAAGAAGGGATAGTGGTGGGCATGGAGATACAGGCAAGAGGATGAGGCCCAGGTACGAGACACAGCAGGACCTCGATAATGAGAAGGAGGTATGCGGATTTTTGAGCAAGGTATGGGACTGCGTATTTCATAAGCTCAATCCTATTAAGTACAAGGTGGACTTCCTCATTGAGAAGGGTGACCACTACGGATGGGCGGAGTTAAAGTGTTTAAATATTAACTACGGGCAGTATCCGTTCATGATTTCGTACAAGAAGATCGAGGCGGCCAAGCAGTTATTCGAGACGAGCGGTAAGAAGTTTACTCTGATTTTCAGATGCAAGGATGCATTATGTTTTCATACATGGGATTTTAACAGGGACTATAAGTTTGAGTTGGGAGGCAGGACGCGAGCAACCCGCGACTCGGAGGATATAGAACCAATTTTCCGCATAGATCCAAAGGATTGCACGATAGTGGAGGGTTATGCCTAAGATAACCTACGCAGATGAGGTAGATGCCCACTTTGGTATTCCGTGGATACCTGACCTGAAGTATGAGAAGGGCGAGCTTGCGTGTGCATTATCAGGCGAGGAGATAGATGCCCTACCGCAGGAGCGCGCAGAGACTTTGTCCCGTTTGATATTGGACCAACCGGAGTCGGAGAAGGAAGATCCAATCCAATGGGGTTGGACTCTTCCTGGTTGGAGGCGGGTGATGGATAATTGGAAGGATAACAAGATCCATGTGGTGCTTGGTGGAAACCGGAGTTCCAAAACTACCTTCGCTTCCCGTCTGCTTGTGCATATGGCACAGACCATTCCTGAAGCGGAGATTCGTTCTTTGCATGTATCGGAGGAGCGCAGTATTTCGGATGCTCAACGGTACATATGGGAAGCACTCCCCATGAGGTACAAACGGGCAAAGAAGAAGAGCGAGAACCATTCCTTGCAGTACACACAGAAGAATGGATTCAATTCCGCCAAGGCGATCCTACCACCAACCACGCCAGGTGCGGAACGGGGGAGTACAATATCTTTTAATAATTATAGGCAGTATCAGGCAGACCCTCAGATATTTGAGGGATGGTCAGCCCATTGTATTCATATGGATGAGGAGGCACCTGAGAGTATCTTCGAGACATTGGTGGGCGGTAGAACCGTGGACTATCATGGACGGGTACTGTTGACCTTCACGACCTTGCAGGGATGGACCCCATTGATTAATAGTTTATTGAAGGGTGCGGAGACTGTGGAGTCGAGATATAGCGAATTGATGGGTCGTGAGTTACCTGTCGAGCAGGTGTCGATGAATTGGCCTGATTGTCGGATTTATTACTTTTGGTCTGAGATGTCCCCTTTTGTTGACTACAACGAACTGATCCGAACCTACTCCAAACAACCGCAGGAAGTGAAGCTTGCCCGTCTTTACGGGATTCCAAGCAAGGCGATGGAGGGGAGATTCCCTAAGTTCAACCGCGATACTAATGTCGTCCCCCATGAACGAATCCCCTTCATCGCTGATCCTACGGTACGAACCACCCGGTACTTTGTCTGCGATCCCGGTGGATCAAAACCTTGGGTCGCGATATGGGCGGCAGTCCTGGAGGATGGCACGATCTATGTGTACCGGGAGTTCCCTGATTCATCGATGGGTCAATGGGCATTACCACATGTGAATGGTTTGGGCAAGAGCGTGGGTAAACCAGGGCCTGCACAGCGTCCGCTTGGATGGGGGTATGCCGCATATAAGGAGCATTTTGAGGCTTTGGAGCAGGGCGAGGATATCTTCGAGCGAATCGTTGACCCCCGTATGGGAGCCGCCACGGTGCGCGAGAAGGAGGGGGAGAGTAATATTATTAACACTATGGCGAATCTTGACTTTGTTATGCGACCCGCACCGGGCGTGGAAGTGGAGGCGGGTATTGCAAAAATCAATGATGCACTAGCATGGGATGATACGGAACCAATGACAGAGAAGAACAGACCCAAACTCTTTGTATCTGACAGGTGTGACAATTTTATTAGCTCGATGCTTGAGTATACAGGCAGTTCCCGTCAGGAGCATTTCAAGGATTTTGTGGATACTATCAGATATTTAATGGTCAGCGGTCCCGACTATATTGGTGGTGGAAGCCTGATGTGTACAGGTGGCGGGGGATATTGACTTGCCATGTCAACTACAAAAGGGTACATTATGCTACGCATATGCAGTCTGCCGCCGATGACGAATTACTTTATGTCAGTAAAGAGCCTGATGTTGACTATCTTGCGGAAACTTACCGCAGGACTCAGTCGGAGTTGGGCGAATGGTTAGACCGTAGACAGCGCGATTACGATGTAAGAAATTGTCTATGGGCAGGAAAGTCCGATGATTTCAAGAAGCATTCCAATCTGAGTCAAACAGGGGAGGTATTCCCGTGGGATGGTGCGAGTGATCAAGAGATTCGCATGGTGGACAATCAGATAAATAAGTGCGTGGCCATGACTACAAATGCGGTAAGATCCGCACACATCGTGGCAACCCCTGTGGAATCAGGTGATATTGAGCGTGCAAATGTAATATCCATGTTCCTTCGTTGGTTAATGAACTCCAAGATGGAGGAGTTTTACGATCAATTGG